CAGCGCAGTCTATAATGGAGAATGGTAAGATGCTTGCTAAAGGCTACCAAAACATTAAAGAAGCTGGCAAAAGCGACGCGCAGCAGTATGCTGACGAGTTTGGGAAGTTTGACCCTCAATTTGCTGCACAACAAGCAAAAACACCCGACCAAGGCGACTTTACAAAAGGTTTGCAGAACAAGTGGAATGGGCTATTTGGAGGCTCTAATGGCTAGTTTATACGATGAAAAAGTGCTTGGGGCTAAAGATAGAATTGCTTTAGCTCGCAAATTGCAAGAACAAGGCGACAATGTAGCCGCAGGTCAAATGGTCAGCGGATGGTACGTCCCTAATACTGGCGCAGCTATCACAGGTGCAATTAAAAACATTATAGGCGGATATAAAGAAGGTAAAGCGCAAGAAGATTTAGATAAAGCAGAACGTGAAAAAGCGGCGGCTATTATGCGAATGTTTAACTCAGCAGGTATTCGTGTACCTGAAGAAATGGCTTTGCAAGCTGGAACACCTGAGCAGAAACCATCTTGGTGGGATAAAACTTCTGCGTTCGTTACGGGCGGTGAACAACCTCAAACCGTACCTGCCAAACCTTTAGAACAAAATGTTGCTCAAAATGTTACACCTGACCAGTTTGAACAACTTGCACCCGCAATGGCGTTAACGTCGCCAGAGCTTGCGCCTACAATAACATCTATTGCTAATAACAGATACACTAGAGCTACTCAAAAAGGGCTTGCAGACGCGCTTAGAACGGATAAACGTGAACAATTTGATATATCTGAAGAAGGTAGAAACGAAAGAGCAAAAGAAGCCAACGCGCTCCGCGAAACGCTTTCAAGTGAAAGTAACGAAACTCGAAAAGCAATCGCAGCTTTGGCTGCCGCGTCCAGACAAAATCAAGGTGGAAATCAAGACCATTATGCGTCTGCTGGCGTAGACCCTTATACGGGAGAGCCTATTACATTTAATAGACAAACTGGGCAACATTTTAAAGCAGGCCCTAACGGAACACTTGTCCCATTTGGCAATACTGCTGCACCTCCTGCTGTTAATGTTGCACCTCAGCCTACTGGAGCGCCTACTGGAGCACCTACTGGAATGCCGCCGCAGCCTAACGGTGCTATGGGGGGTGCTTCTGCGCCAAGTAAATTCTCTCCAGAACAGAATGCTACCTTTAGCCAAATATATCAAAATCAATTGTCCGGCATAAACCCTCGCATAAGCACTAAGATTCAGCCTGCGTATTTACGCTGGCAGGAAGCCAATGGTATAACCCCAAGTGATATTGTAAAAGGGACTGGCGAAGCAAACGCAGCAAAAAGAACAGAGATGGACTTTAGCTCGGCGGGGAATTCTGGTAAAAACATAATGCGTATTGGAACAGCTGTGCAACATATTGACGTTTTAAAAGACGCCTATAAAGCCTTAGAAAACGGTGATATTCCTGCTGCAAACAGTATATTTAACAAAATAGCTCAAGAAAGAGGGCAAGCACCGCAAGCGACATTTGGCGCTACGGCGCAAATGGTCGCACCAGAGATTGCGGCGGCGGTATTAGCTTCTGGCGGAGCGTCTGCACTTGGCGACCGTCAAGATTATAAGGCGCTACTTAACGGCAATATTTCACCCGCGCAGTTTAAAGGGTTGGTACAATCGTTTGATAGTTTGTTTGGCGGCCGAGTTAAAACGCTTGCAAGTGCGTATAAACACGGGACGAATAAAGATTTTGATTATGCAGGGTATAATCTTACAAAATTTGCACCTAAAGAAGAAGCACCTCAGCAACCCGCAGGGCAAGGCGGCTGGGCAATAAGATTAAAGGGGCAATAAATGGCTACTTATGTAATATCCGCGCCTGACGGTAAAGAATATGAAATAGACGCGCCTCAAGGAGCAACTCAAGAGCAAGCGCTTGGCTATTTTAAATCTAATTGGAAACCTCAAGAACAAGCGCCATTGGAAGCGCCGCCAGAAGAAAAGTCAACGCTTCAACGGTTTGGCGAATATGTTGCCAATACACCGTCTGCAACGATGCAAAACATAGGTAATATTTACGCTGGTGGAGCGCAAGGCGTATCTAATATTGGTGTTAACGCAGCGCAAACAGTTAACGCCGTGTCGCCTGAAAAAGCTAACGAATATAAAGCCGCAGTTCAACAGCAACTTCAAGGAATGGGCGCAAACCCAGAAAGCCTCCCGTTTAAAGTAGGTGAATTTGGCGGTGAAACAGCGCCTTTAATGGCGCTTGGCGGTGCAGCAGGCGCTGGCGCTAGAATGGCAAAATTACCTGAAAATGTCGCGGCGGCGGTGGAATCGTTTGGCCTTAGCACAGGCCCGTCAAAACAATACGCCAAAGACTATATTGCTAAAGTAGGTGCTGGCGCGTTAATGAATACGGCGGCAGGACAGTTAATTGACCCTAATAGCTCAGCTATGGGCAATGCAGGGTTTGGCGCTTTGGCCGGCGCAACGTCAGGCGTTTTAGCGCCTGTTGCTCGTGGTGTAGCGATGTTAGGTAAACCTTTATATGAGTCAGGCAGACAAGCTATTTTAGACGCTAAAATTATAGAGAGTTTACGCGGCGCCAATGCGCCCGAAGTGGTTGAAAAGTTACGCGCAGGCATGACGCCCGAACAGCTTGCAGTGGACATTCAATCTCCTGAGCTTGCAGCAAACATTCAATCGTCAGAAATTAACAAAGCAACGGCGCCTGAATGGACAGCTAAACGCAAAGCGGAAGCGGAAGCCTTAGCGTCAAGAGTTAATCAAGCGCAAAGCTCGCTCAATGCACTGCATCAAGGCGAATTGCCTGTTAGTAATGTACCTAAAGCCATGCCATATCAAAATGTGCGCGACGCGGTAATTGCGCAAAAAGGCGCTCTGGAAGACACTAAAGCAGCGCGTACAGCAGAGCTATTACGGCAAGCAGAAACTCAACAAGCAGGGCTTGAAGAAACTAAGCAAGGCATAGTTAACGCGGTGGCTCAACCTTCTCAACGTGATGTTGGCTTAACGCTTGCGGAAAAGAAAGCAGAGCTAGAAACAGCCGCTCGCGTAGAGCCACGCAAGCTATACACAGAATCTTATAGTCAAGCGCCAGAAAAGTTTAGCTTTCAACCTTTACTTGATGCGGCAGGGGACATTAAAAATAACCTTTCTACGGAAATTGACCGTCATGTTGCACCTAAAGTACACGAAATTTTAAAAGCGCTTAAAGGTAAGGAAAACGACGTACCTGAAATTTTAGGTGCTAATGGCAAGCCGCTTAACCCTAAAACGGGCGATTTACCTTTTGAGGGAACGCTAAAAGATGCACATGCTTTACGGTCTGCAATTTTAAAAGACCGTAGGGAGATAGAAAGGTCAACTAATGGGCAAGTTAATCTAACAAAAAGTAATTTAGAAAAATTAGAAGCGGGGATTAATCAGACTATAGCGCAAGGCGTACCTGAAAGCGCGGGAGAAACTTTTACTGGCGCAAATAAATTATTTAGAGAAACCGTAGCCGCGCCATATATGGAAGGCGAAGCTAAAAGATTAACGACAGAAAATACGTTTTCTCGCCCTAGAATTAATCCTTCAGAAGTAACGGATAGAGCGCTGCACCCTGACTATGCAGTGGACTATGTTAATGCGTTTGGAAGTGACCCAGAAGCAATGCAGACCATTGAAACTGGTATCGAAGGTAAATTTAGAAATGCGTTAAAGAAAGGGGGTCAAGCAGGCGCAGACTTTATAGAAAAACACAATGAAGCGTTATCCACTTTAGATTCTGCGCCTGCTAGCGCGGGAATTAAAGACCGATTAAGCGGATTCGTTCGTGATTTTGGTAGCGCAGAAGCTAAACAAGCAGCGCTTGGTGAGCAAGTTAAAGCAATTCCTAAAGTGGTTGATGAATCGGTAGCTAACCAACAACGCATTATTAGTAAATCAGCTAAAGATTTGAGCGCCGCAACTGACCCTGAAAATTTAGCTAAGATAGCTGTTAATGCAGACGTTCGCACAATGGGGCGCATACTGCACAAATTAACGCCTGAAGCTAAACCGGAATTGGCGCGTCAAGTCATTGATAATGCGTTTGAGCCTATGACAACAGGCGTTGAAAATGCAGGTGCTAAGACAGTTAAAGCGCTTGATAACTCACGCATAGCGACGCTTTTAAAGGCTACTTATGGCAAAGAAGAAGGCGCGGCTAAATTGGCAGACTTTAAAGAAACCGCCAATATTCAGTCAATGCTTGAAAAAGTCAAAAAAGAAGCGCCAAATCATCCTTACGACACAGCGCAAGCGTTGGACAACTTGACTGAAGGTAAACCGGCGTTAAAACGTACAGTAGAGAAAATTATGTTGGTGCTTAATGACCAAGAACAATTTGAAGCGCTTGCTATGACGGGCCGTCGAATAGGGGAAAGCACAAAGAAAATGGCTTCTGAGGCAACGCCGCATACACCGTATCAATTGACAACGGAAGGCGCAACACTTAGATGGATTCATGGTTTAGTCACTAAACAAGCCGACAAAGCAATCGCGGATAAGCTATCCAAAGAGCTTATGTCGTCTGAAGCATTTGCTAACGCTATTGAACGAGCGCAATCTCGTTTGCCTTATGACGAGCGAAACCTTAGAATAGGCGCAAGCGGTTTAGCAGGTCAAGGCTTATCTGCATTGCAATCACGCACATCATATAAAGGGGAACAATAATGGCTTTTAATGGCTCTGGGACATATAACCTGCCCGCTGGCAACCCCGTTGTTACCGGCACAACGATTTCATCATCAACAACTAACACAACCAACAGTGACATTGCAACGGCGCTGACAAACTGCATCACGCGTGACGGTCAGTCTACGCCGTCAGCTAACTTGCCAATGAACGCTAAGAAACTCACAGGGCTTGCCGCTGGCACGGCTGCTGGAGATAGTGTGCGCTATGAGCAAGTGCTATTGCTTGCTGGCGGTACGATGACGGGTTCGGTCACGCTTGTTACGCCGGTGCTTGGCACACCTTCCAGCGGCAGTCTTTCAAGCTGTACCGATGCAATAGCGTATGGTATAAAATCGGCAACAACAACTGTATCTGTCAGCGGAGCAACCGCGCCAACAGCAGGACAAGCATTAATAGCAACAAGTTCAACTACAGCGACTTGGCAAACACCTAGTGCTGGCGGATTTACAGCCATGCAAGTGTTTACTTCATCCGGCACATTTACCATTCCGTCTGGAAAAACAACCATCAAAGTTACTGTTGTTGGTGGTGGCGGGGGTGGTTCAGTTCGTAATGCCGTAGGTACTAACGGGAATACTTCAAGCGTGGCATCAGGTACTCAATCAATAACTACAATCTCTGCAACTGGGGGTAGTGGTGGTGGAGGTAATACTGTCGGTGGGATTGGGGGCGTTGGGTCTAATGGTGATATAAATTTTTACGGAAGTTCTGGTGGTTCTTCTCCTAGTGACCCACTTGCTGGCGCTTGCGGCAATGGTGGTAGTTCTTTTATGGGCGGAGGCGGAGCAGGTAGTAGAGGGGGGATTACTAGTAGCGGTTCCGCAGGGGGCAACTATGGTAGTGGTGGTGGTGGCGGAAATGACGGTGCTACAGGTAGCTCTGGCGGAGGCGGTGGTGGCACTGCAATTAAATATTTAACTTCTGTAACTTCCGGAAACACGTTATCTGTAACTATTGGAGCATCGGCAGCAGGCGGGACTAACGGCACGCAATCTGGCGGAGCTGGAGCAGCAGGCGTTGTAATTATTGAATACTAAGGAGCATTTATGAAAGCGCACATTATTGAAAACAATGTAGTAATAAATACAATTGAAGTTGAATCACTTGATTTTATGCCAAATCTTGTTGAAGCTCCAGAAGGTACAGGAATTGGGTGGTCGTATGTGAATGGAGCATTTATAAATCAAAATACACCTGTTATAAACGCTAGTGATAAAATCAAAGCAGAGATTGCAAAATTAGAAGCATCTGTCACACCTCGCAGACAGCGCGAAGCTATTTTAGCTATTGATACCACATGGCTTGCAGATATTGAGATTCAGATTGGTCAACTCAGACAGCAATTATCGGAGTTATAGACATATAATGGAACATTTCATCTCTTTATTATTCCTTGCACGAGATGTTGCGCACCGTGAGCATTTGCGGACGCGTAGCTTTGCCGCGCACATAGCGCTTAACGACTTTTATCATGAGATTATCGAGCAAGCGGACGGCATTACAGAGGCGTATCAGGGCAGCTATCAGCTCCTTAAAGACCTTGAGATTATCGGCAGTAAAAATGTCGATAATATTGAAGACTTCTTAAAGAAACAAGTGACGTGGATTGATGAAAACCGCTATAAAGTCTGCGGTAAAGATGACACGCCAATTCAAAACTTGATTGATGGTATTATGGAAACCTATTTTACCGTTCTTTATAAACTTAGATTCTTGAAGTGAGGTCGAGATGCCCGACGAAGCCTGCCGTTTAGCTAAAGTAGAGCAGCGCATTGACGCGCTAGAAGAAGTGTTTGATGACAGAGGAAGAAAGCTAGACGCTATCATAGCCGCGCTTGACGAGATGAAAACCGAGCAAACGCGCTACAAAGGCTTTATCGGCGGTATCGTATTTACCATTGGAGCGATATTTTCTTTTATTGCTTGGTGGACGAGTAAATAATGGAATTCTTACAGTTTGCTTCGGACGTAGGATTCCCTATCGCGGCGGCGACTGGCGGAATGTATTTTGTCTACCTGACGCAGAAATTCTTGCTCGATAGTGTGCTTGAGAAGATTAAAAGCCTAATAGGCATCATCAAGCAACTTGATAAGCGCGTTACCGCTATGTCATGTGACATCACCAAAATTGATGATTTGGCGTCAACGGCGCTTAACATACCGCAAGAAAAAGACAGACCAAGACCACCTCCTGTTGAGAGGAAAGATTAATGGACGCCGATGCAATCGCTAAATATATTAACCAGTATGGATTCCCAATTATCGCCGCTGGCGGCATGGGTTATATTGTCTATTTTGTATGGCTTTGGGCAACCACCGTCGTAAAGCCTATCCTGCAAGAAGCCACAGACGCGCTAATTGAGCTAATCGACCAAGTGCGGGTGCTGGATAATGACATGATAAGACTGACGCAAAAACTGACCACTATTCTATTGCTACGGGAAAAGAAATGAAGATAGGTGAAAAAGGGTTAGCCCTAATTAAAGAATTTGAAGGTTGTAAGCTATTGTCATATAAATGCCCTGCGGGCGTGTGGACGATTGGCATAGGTTCAACTCGCTACGCTGATGGAACACCTGTGAAAGTCAATCAGGCGCTACCAACCGAAGCAGCGGCTTTGCATTTGCTTGCGCAAACGCTTGCCCCATACGAACACGCTGTAAACGCGGTTAAGGTCGAGCTAACGCAAAATGAGTTTGATGCGCTGGTATGCTTTTGCTATAACATTGGCACGGGCAACTTTGTTTCGTCAACGCTTGTTAAGATGCTAAAAGCCGATGAACCTAAGTCTGAAATAGCGGCGCAGTTTCTGCGCTGGAACAAGGCTGGCGGTAAAGTATTAGCCGGTCTTACTCGACGCAGAAATGCAGAAGCGGAGTTGTTTTTAAGCGAGTAAATCATCACGTTCACGAGTTGCGCGAAGGATGCAATAGCGCTGATGCAATCGCACTAAGATAGAGCGTCTACGTTTACCGTGACGCTCTGACTCAATCATCACCTGTAATTCACCTTCTGTGTAAGTATTCAAATTAAAGAAGATGTCGCGCCATGTTAAGTTGTTCATTTTAATTCCTCTAAGGCAATATCTGAAATTGCACGTTTGTCATGTAGACTTGCAAATATGCGCTCGTCTACGGTTTTGTCTGTTAGCAGTACATAGCAATATACGGCGTTCTTTTGTCCACTACGGTGCAATCGTCCAATGGTCTGCTCATATCTATCAAGTGACCAAGGAAGCGACAAGAACACCATTTTACTGCCGCCAAATTGAAGGTTAAGCCCATGCCCTGCTGACTTAGGGTGGACGAGTAGCAATTCTACTCGCCCTGCGTTCCACGATGAGATAACGCCTTGCTGGTCAATTGTCCGCGCATTAGGGTATCGGCGTTTAAGTTCTTCAAGCTCTGCTTGAAAGTTGTACACAATAATCGTATTGGCGTGTTGGTTCTCCTCAAGTATTTCGTCTAGTCGGTCAAACTTGTGACGCGAAAACCATGCGGCGGGCTGCCCTTCAATATACGAAAACCCGCTAGCCATTTGTTGCAGTTTGTTCACCACCACAGCGGCGTTAACCGCTATGATTTCTTTTTCTTCGTAATACACCACAAAGTCTTTCTTCATCTCTTTGTACTGCTTCATGTCCATCGCGCATTTGACTGGCACAACGTTAAGCGGAGGCAAAGTATCCATATACTCTTGCGTGTCGATAAGATACGTTGCAGGCTTAATTTCCGCCATCACATCACGCAGTGAAGTGGACTTGGCTACCCACTCACCAAAGTCTTTGTTGAGCAGTACAAAATACTTTTGAAGAAACGCTGTCTTGGACTTTCCAAGAAGCGACGCGTCTACTATCTTGCATTGCCCAAACACGTCCTCAAGTCCGTTGCTGGTAAACGAGCCGGTAAGCCCCCACTTAACTTTAAAGTCTTTGATTAACCCAAATAGCGCTTTAAAACGTTTGCCTGACGGATTCTTTAAAACAGTCAACTCGTCAAACACAATACCGTCAAAGCCTACCAGCGGAGGCGTTGTTTGCAGCGTATCGTAATTAGTCACCACTACCTGCGTTGGTTTGTTGAACGCTATTAACCGCTGCGCGTAAGAGCCAACGGCGATAGATACTGTCAGATTTGGCGCCCACTTGGCCGGCTCTATCGTCCACACGTCCGTGCAGACACGCTTTGGCGCTATCACTAAGAACCGGCGTACTCTCCCCGTGTCGAGCGCTTGCTGCATGGCGGTTAGCGTTATCGCTGTTTTGCCTGCCCCCACTGGGGCGAGAATCATGCCCTTGTCTATTTGGCTCAAAAAGGCAACAGCTTCTATCTGATTGGGTCTTAGCATTGATAAATTTCCATCTTAAATACGCCGTTTGTGGGTGGTCTGCCATCATTGGAATGGTGCAGCAGGGGGTATAGCATATCCATACCCCATTCATCGTTTTGAGCTTTGGCTTCATCTATCCCGCCAAGGCAGCACAATGTCGCTAACCTTTAGGGGGATAAACGGTACCGTATCTAGCCACTTAAGCAAATTCATGTAGTTTTCCATATTTTCGCCACGAAGGCCTTTAATGGTTGGGTCTTGGTCAACAGGGCCACTTTTAAACGCATACATTAGAAATTCTCCAATTTGATTAGTCTGTCTAAATACCATCTTGCTTTGCGTAAATCTTCAACGCCGCCTTTTTCTCTAAAGCGCCATTGATACTTAAAAACATTACCGCGCAAATACCCACGAAACTCATCTTGCGTAAGCATTGCTTCCATCGCGTCGATGCACTGCATTTTGTCGCCTTGATAATGTGCTGGCGCGTTTACGCTATCGCTTTCATGTACACTGTCACCTCTTAACATAGCGTCATCTCCCAACGTTTAGGCACTAAATAGTGCGTTCTTAGAAATTCCATAAAATGCTCATTGCGACGCCTACCCATTAGGCGTTTAGGTTTGCTTCTGGTTTCTTCGTCACGTTGTTTTTTAGCCATCAATTTAGCGCAGTTTGCTTCCAGTAAACTTTTACGAAAATACGCGCGAGAGTATCCATTTTCTATTCGACGAATAAACGGTTCTCCGCGCATGAGCGCAGACACGCTAGGGTAGCGCAAATCGTTTTCATCACAGAAGTCAATCATGGTCATTTCATCTTCACCTGCTTTAATAACCTTGATGTTACTAATGCTTAAGTTGCACGGGTTGCCGTCTAAATACTCTACTGCGTCAGTATGTTCGGGATACCATCCATAAGCTAGAAACACGGCAATCTTCCACGCTAGAAAGTAGGAGTGCATACCGCTTTTCTTGACGTTAATGGTGGCGTTTTTGTTTTTCCAATTAAGCGCGGCAGGTGTGTTTGCGCCGCCTTTGTAAAAGTGTCCGGTGTTACTGTTGTATCGTATCGCGCTTCTTATAATCTCTAAATCTTTATCTTTCATTTCCACTTACCACGTCAAAAAATCGTAATCTGTCGTTCATCGATAGGTTATTTAGTGCTTTGTATAGCTTGCGCGTTTCGCCGTTGTGCTGGCGTACCAAGCGCCGGCATCTAGCACGGAAGCGTTGCTCGTTAAGCTCATTAATTAAGCCAAGCGTAAACACTTCGCTAGTAAATCTGTCTTTTAAAAAAGGGCTAAGCCCTATAAAAATCTGTGAAATGTTCATCTTTGGTGCCGTATATCGTTAAAAATGGGTCTTCGTTCTTTGCAACGGTCACACTCGCGGTAACCAAGGCTATTATATACGCGCCAGTGGTCATGTTTACAGTCTACCGCTGTTGGCGCAGGCGTCACTGGTGATACGGGTTTTACTAATGACATAGCCAAAGTCCTGTTAAAAATAGTATCCCGATATAAAACATTAGCGCTGCAACGTCATCGATTTGCATTACCCTTCCTCCAGTGCGCGAAGCATTAGTTTTAACTGCTCTATTTCTTTAAGGAGTTGAAGTTTAATTTTCTTCAATTCTTTTTTGTTTTTCTGCGCCATTTCTAATCTTTTAAAGCATTCATCTTTTGTCATTCTGTACCCTCTAAATTTTCTATCCAAAATGGCGCGGAATTATGTTGCTCAATTCTGTCTGCAATTACCGCTGCTCTCTGAGCTGCTGTAGCGGGTTTATAAATTCCAAATCTATCAAGTGACCCACAATTTACTGCGGCGTTAGTTAAATCTGCTGATGACAATGGCAGTTTAGTAAACACTTTAGGGTTAAGCATACGCAAACCGTGTAATTTACATTTAGGCATTCCCTTATCATCCGTAACAATCCTCATTACTTCTGACATTCTACCCCACCATTTTTTTGTGTTTGGTGTTGCATAATCTCCACTGCTACCTAACGCCACAATTTCAAAAGAATCAATAAGCCATTCAAGATATTCAAAAGACTCATGCAAATGCCACACAGGAACACCTTTTGCTTTTGTTCCTGTTCTAGTCCATTTTAGCACCCAGTTTTTGTTATCTTCTTCTGTGCCATCAATAATATCGGGGATTAATGCCCAGTCAAAAGATGGGTGGCGGCATAGCGATTGCGCCCATGCTAAATACGCATCAAAGTCAATTGCGCCGTGACCTTTTTTCCAATGGCTAAACGCGCCATTATCTAGCACAAAAGATTGGCAAAACTCTAGCACCGCGCCAGTGTCATCTTGTCTTCCAAATGGGATTAAAGCGTGGCGGCCGACAAGAAATCGTGCTACGTCTTGACGTGTTCCGCCAATCGGTGTGCCGTGATAGTGAATCATTTTGACACCATATTACCTTGCACATCGCGCGTCATTTCATAGACGCCATACACTTTACCGTCACGAAGCATAAACTCTCCAATATTTGTTTTGATGATTTCATGGTAGTGTCTGTGTGTTGCGTAAATTGTTAACGCTGACGCAACAACACCGATTAAAAACGCGCCAATGGCTATGTATAAAAGTTCATCTTTCATTTTTTCTTTCCTTTAATTAGCGCTTTGATTTCGTCTAAATCGGTAACGCGCCACAAGAATGAGGGTGCGCCTGCTTCGGAGAATCGTTTACTGCCGATTGGAAATACACCTGACCGGCGAATATGATAGTCCATGCCAGAGCGACTGATTTTATATTGCTCACAGTATTTTTTTATTGTTGTTTCAGTCATTGCACCACTCCCGTAGCTGAGTCATTGCAGACAGCGGTTATGATACGAGTGGGACGTTTACTCATCTGATAAGCCCCTATTGCAAGATTCCATTCTTCCTTAGCATTGTTGCAAGCCGTCATGCTGTCATAGGGGATTACACTTGTAGTGTACGCAATCGTTTCGTGCGTAGTTGTTTTGCCGCGCTTGTCTATATTAGTATCGACCGTTAAAAACGATAGTGTTAAAACTAACGATGCGCTCATCTCATCACCTGTTTCATGATTTTACGAAGACGTGTAATTTCAGTTAGCGCTGACAAATGTAAACGCGCCATTATTAAGAAGCAAAACAGCATAATAAGGTACGCCAAATTGCTTTCATCAAGGTATTGTAAAAATTCAATCATTGTTCTCTCTCCAGTTGTTAATATCTTCTTTGCTCCAAAGACAAGCGTACTTTTGATTAAGTTTGCCCATGTCTGATGCAAAAACTTTTTGCAGTGCTGACAGATTGCCACCTGCGGTTTTAAGCTCAATAAACCATGTACTGCCATTAGGTAGGCACACGATTCTATCTGCCACTCCCCGACACGCTGGAGAGGTGAACTTATACGATTTGCCGTCCATTTCTTTGACGACTTTTAATAAATATTTTTCGATGTCTTTTTCTAACATGGCTAAAGTTTATCATTGCAAACTTTTCTTTGCAAACTTTTTTTGATATACTGCAATCTCATTAAACAATTAGAGGTGATTTATGAGTAAAGAAAGAGAGTTGTTAAAAAGAGTGCGAGATACACTGCGCGGATTAGAAGAAACCCACTATGACCTTTATTGGGACATACAAGCTGAACTAGACCTAGCACCACAAAAACGTGCGCCAGCACAAACGGCACGTGAGATGTATCAGCGGGGCTATGCAAAAGCCAAGGATGATTTAAAGCGTGAACAAGATGTCGTTATTCAAAAACTAACTGAACACCTTGAAAGAGTTTTATTTGCATGGGGAATGGGTAGACCACTATCAGAAGAAAATGATTTGTATATGAATGCCCATTATTATTTAAAAGGATTGAAAGATGAATAAAGAACAAGCACTCCGTATCTTAAAGTTGCTTTCCGGTTTAGAGATGTATGTTTTTATGCAAACCGATGTACCCGACCACCACAGTGATGAGTTGATTAAAATTATTGACGACTTATCTGACTATGTTTTGGAGAAAGACAAATGAGTCATTCAAGTATTGCCGGCGGTAGTACCGCCAAACGAGTTATCGCGTGTCCTGCCAGTGTTAAGCTGGTGCAACAAATGCCACCTAAACCATCATCATCGTATGCCGATGAAGGGACGCTTTGCCACCTTGCAATGGAAAAGTTACTTACTGAAGATAACTTCAACATTTACAGTTTGTCGTATGCGGGTATCGATATGACAACTGAGTTGGCAAAAGAAAAGATTGAACCGGCGCTAGCGGCGCTTGATGAAATTGACCCTTCTAAATCGATGGAGTTTACCGTTGAAGCTAACGTAAGCTACGGTGACTTCTTGCCTGACGTGTTTGGTAGCGTTGACCTTATTGGCAGATTAGGCGACCGCGCTGTCATATTAGATTGGAAGTTTGGCAGTGGCGTTAGCGTGGAAGTAGAAGAAAACGAGCAGCTCCTGTTTTACGCCGCCGCCGCTATGCGTACAAAAGGGTTAGAATGGGTGTTTGACGGCGCGGCGTCTATTGAACTTGTGATTGTTCAACCCCCGTCTGTTAAGCGCTGGAAAACCACCGCTAAACGCATTCGTGAGTTTGAGAAAACGCTCAAGAAAGCTATCGATTTGTCTGAAACACTTGATGCACCGTTAGCCAGCGGCAAACACTGCAAGTGGTGCGCGGCTAAACCAACTTGCCCGTTAATGACAGGTGAGGTAGATAGGGCGCTTAAGGCAACGCTTGACAATATTGATGCAGAATCTATTGCAAACTATTTACAACAAGCTGAGATTCTGGAACAATGGATTACCGATTTGAGAGCATTAGCGTTTCAAATGCTCGAAGCGGGTAAACCCGTCCCAAACTACAAACTCGTTGCGAAGCGTGGGACAAGAAAATGGACTAATGAGGCGCAAGCAGTTGAATCGCTTTTGGCTCTTGGTCTGACAAATGATGACATCTACGATTCCAAATTGGTTTCGCCGGCGCAAGCAGAGAAGAAATTAAAGGCTCTGAAACTGCCCATGCCGGATGATGTTGTCGCAGTGGTATCTTCTGGCAGTACAATGGCGCACGAATCTGACCCGCGCCCTACTGTCTTATTAATCGGGCAACAATTAACAAACGCCCTCAATAAACTTTAAAGGTAATCTAAAATGAACAACGTATCTGTATTTGGCAACGCCAACCTTCCAGCAGTTAACAGCATCTCTACTGCACTTCGTAACATACAAACTGACACCAATACTTCTGGTGGCGTGACTATCCTTAAAATGGACAGAACAGGTCACTGGGTATATGGCGCGTCAGAAACTGAAGTGGACAACGATAGCGTGTGGGCAGTTAACCCTTTTAGCTTCACGCACGGCTTTATTGCGTGGGGTGAAGGTGAAGTATTAGGTGAGAAAATGGTTAGCGTAACTGAGCCATTGCCACAAGTTGAGCCTGCGCCTGCCGCCGCTAAACGCGGTTGGGAAACGCAAGTGGGATTTTCGCTTAAATGTATCGACGGTGAAGACAAAGGTGAAGAAGTACGTTATACAGTCACCAGCGTGGGTGGTAAACGCGCCGTGCAAACATTAGCAGTCAATATCGCTAATCAAGTAGAAACAGACCAAACTAAACC